CGGCTGTGGCTGGTGCTACGGCGTTCGTCCGTTTTGTATCTTGAATTCTTCCGTCTCGATTTCTTGAAATTAAACTATGGGCGATAAACAAGACGAGCAAAAATTTGAAATAGCAAATAAGGCGGAAAAACTTTATTTCAGTGTATTTGACTATACAACGAATAGACAACACTATCCTGTGAGATTTCGCAGGTTGGGAGATAGACTTCAAGAATATGCTCTCGACATACACAGTGATTTGCTTGATGCTAATTCATTTACGGCAGACACAATTCAGCACAAGGCAAAAAGGTACGAGTTGAAAACGAGTGCCATTACCAAGTGTAATAAGTTTTTGAGTCTGACCAAATATAGTTTACACGCCCACCTAATAAGTTTTGCAACAAGCGAGGCATGGACGGAGTTAGTAAACGATATTAAGTTTATGACTCTCGCTTGGCGAAAGAACTGCCCTTGATACTCTTGGGTTATGCGCTGTATCTCGTAACGTTTGCTATGTCAACTCCAATGGTATCGTGAATTGGAACGACTGTGACTGGTGCAACGGTGTTCGTCCGTTCTGGTGGGTTAGTGAGGATTATAAGTTGCTTTGGCGACTACAAAGAGTACACCACTTCATCAAAAGAGCGTATAACCTTTCTCACGCATTGTGGGATAAATACAAAAGTATAATATGGAAGATTTTCAGAAACTTATAGACTTCGGAAATCTCTATAATTCTTGCCAAGTATCATTAAAAGGGAAAGGCAAGAAAGTGAGTGCGGCGAAATTCAATGTAATGGCACTTGAACACATCTATATGATGAAAAAGCAATTAAAGAGTCATACATACCGAGTTTCGCCGTATTCCGAGTTTATAGTTTCCGAACCCAAAAAGCGAGTTATCAAGGCAGGTTCTTTCAGAGATAAAGTCCTGCAACATTGTTTATGTGATTATGTTCTTCTTCCAAAAATGAAGGACATTTTCATACGAGATAATTACGCTGGGCAAAAGGGAAAAGGAACTCTTTTCGGATTGAACCGCTTGTTAGAAAACTTAACTGACTTTTATGCGGAACACAAGACCAATGGATATATCTTAAAGTGTGATATTACAAAATTCTTTTATAGTATCAATCACGATATTATGAAAGAATGCGTGGATTTGTATTTTGCAGACGAAGATATTCGGTGGGTTTGTGATTTGTTTATAGATAGTGTGGACGGTGACGGATTGCCACTCGGCAATCAATGTAGTCAAGTGTTTGCACTTATGTATCTTTCCGGATTAGATTATTTCATAACCCAGGAACTCGGTTGTAAATATTACGGCAGATATATGGATGACTTCTATCTGTTGTCTGACGATAAGGAATACTTAAAACATTGCCTTCAGGAGATAGAAAAGTATTTGGCGGGGTTGAAACTCACCTTAAACGGCAAGACCGAAATTGTTCCGATGAGCAAAGGCATAAGGTTTCTTGGATTCCATACATATCTAACGGATGACGGAAAAGTTATCCGCAAACTCACAGGAGAGAATAAGAGAAAAATCAAAAAGAGATTGTGTATTTATGCCAAACTTGTTCAAGAAGGCAAAATGACAAGAGAAAAATTCAATGAAAGATACAACTCTTGGAAGAACCACGCATCTCACGGTAACTGTTATAAACTCCTGTGTGAAATGGACGATTTTGTAAAAACATTATTCGGAGAAAAACAAATGGAATTAAGAATTATTATTGCTGGTAGCAGAGATTTTGACGATTACAAATATTTATCCGATACTCTCGATGCCTTTATCAAAGAGCATCCAGATAGAGATATAGTGGTCGTTAGTGGGATGGCTCGTGGAGCAGATAAACTCGGTGAGAAATACGCTCTTGAACGCAAATATCTTGTTCGTAGGTTTCCTGCGAAGTGGGATAAACTCGGCAAAGCCGCAGGGTATATCCGCAATAACGAAATGCTCGATTTCATTCAGCAACCTAATTGCGAAAACGCAGTGATTGCCTTTTGGGATGGCAAGAGCAAAGGAACAAAACACACGATTGATAATGCCAAGAAAAGAGATATACCGACATATGTGTATATCAAGGAAGGAACTTAACAATGGTTAGATTTATTGACAAAGAAAATAGATTTGTCGAAATGTTCGATAGTAACACTGGCTTTTATGTGCGTAGTGGTGTTATTGACGAGAACGGCAACGATACAGGCGTTGACCCTTTTATGAGATGTTTCCCATCTCTGATTGACGTTGGCATTATGCAGCGTTGTGTATGTGCCGGCAAGTGCAAGGTTGATTGCTACCAGAAAGCGATTGACCGTGTTGGCAACAATATGACACTCGAAGATTACAAGTCAATTCTCGAACAGTGCAAAGGCAAAGTATTTCAGTTTGCTCTCGGTGGTGCTGGCGACCCCGATACACACGAAAACTTTGAGGAAATTTTGAAACTGACGAGAGAATACGGAATTGTGCCGAACTTCACAACTTCGGGTATCACTTTCACAGAAGAAAAGGCAAGACTTTGTAAGGAGTATTGCGGAGCGGTTGCCGTAAGCGAACATCACGCAGAGTACACCGAAAAGGCTCTTGATATGCTCATCAGCGCGGGAGTTAAAACCAATATCCATTACGTGCTTTCTGCCAAGTCTATTGACGATGCAATTTATCGTTTGAAGAATGGCGGATTCCATAAAGGTATCAACGCCATTGTGTTCTTGCTTTACAAACCGATTGGTCTTGGAAAGATGGAGAACATTCTTACCGCAGACAATCCAAAAGTAAAGGAGTTCTTTGAGGTCGTAGATTCGGGGGATTTCGATTTTAAGATTGGTTTCGACTCTTGCTCTTGTGCCGGAATTGTAAACAACACTTCTCATATCGACCTTCAGAGTATCGACTTTTGCGAGGGTGGTAGGCACTCTATGTACATTGATGCACATATGAATGCCATGCCTTGCTCTTTCGGCAATCAGGATAAGAAATGGTATGTTGATTTACATACCCACACTATCGAGGAAGCGTGGCGTAGTGAAGTATTTGAGCGTTTTAGAGCGTCCTTGAAGAATTCTTGTCCTGGCTGCGACAAGAGAAATTGCTGTGCTGGAGGTTGCCCTATTTGTAGAGACATTGTGCTTTGCAACAACACCGAAAAGCATCTTGTATAAGGAGAAAAGATATGAGTGCAAAAATTTCAAAAACCTTATTCTATATTCTCTCTGTAACTTGGGGTTGCATTATGACCACAATCGGTGCGATAGTCGCACTCGTGTTGCTTATCCTCGGATATAGACCGAAAAGGTGGAACTATTGCTATTACTTCGAGGTAGGAGAGAACTGGGGCGGTATCGAACTTGGTATGTTCTTTATTACCGATAAGGGTTCAAGTATTAGAACAAAGAACCACGAACATGGTCACGGAATTCAAAATTGCTATTTAGGTGTGCTTATGCCGTTTGTAGTTTGCATTCCTTCAGCCGCAAGATATTGGTTGAGAGAATTTAAGACACAAAAGACAAAGAGACTATTCGCTATCGGACTATTCGGAGCATTTGTAGTTCTCGCATCTCTATTGAGTTTGATTCCTATTCTGACCGGTATTTATGGTTGGTTCGCACTTCCCGCATTTCTCGTGGCTTACGGAGCAATTCTTCTTGTGTGGTTGCTCTGTCACGAAATTCCGCAGTATGCCAACAATACATACGTTGATTACGATTACATTTGGTTTGAGCATTCTGCAACACAACTCGGCACAGAACTTAACAACTTGTTAAAGGAGAAAGAGATATGAAAATTGTAATTGTAAAGCACGAGAACTGTGCGACCAAATATGTGTTTGAAGTTCCCGAAAAGGAATATGTTCACGCAGGAGACCTCGTTCTCGTTGAGAATAGTAGAGGAAAGGTACTTGCTACCTGTATGTGTGATGGTTTCAATGTGAAACCCGATTCACCCGAATTCAATGCAATTCTCGAAGGTTTTGGCGCAAAGCAGCCTCTCGCAAAGGTTATCGGAAAGTTCTACTATTCCGAATTCAAAACCGAGAAGAAAGAGGAATCCAGTGAAAATAAGGACTGATTATGTAACTAATAGTAGTTCGAGTAGTTTCATCGTATGTTTCGCTCGAATTGCAGACGAAGAAAAGGCAAAAGAAATCCTTGAAAGATTTCCCTCTATCGAGCAGTACACGGCAGAAGAAGTTCTCGAAAAAATTAAGAGAAGTCGTTGGAGCAAGTGGCTCGAATACGACTGGGCGGGAATTGATGTAACTCCGAGAGAGGATTATATCAAAGAACACGAGAACGATAGATTTGTTGTATATCGTGACAAGAACGACCTCGAAGAAACAGAGGACGGTTGTGATTATGACGTTGACGAGTCCGACTTCGATACTGCACCGATTGATGCAATGACCGAGGAAAACGGATTCGCTGATGTAGAGTGCCAATATGGTGCTGGTAGAGACGGTTAAGAAAGGAGCGACAAATGAAAACAAGAGTTGATTTTGTAACAAATAGTTCGAGCAGCAGTTATGTAATCGCTTATCGAACAATTCCACAGATTGACGAAGAAACGATTGCTCGTTATCCGTTTATCAGGTTGTATGCCAAGATGATTGATGGTATTATTTCTTGCGAAAACTATGAAGACACCAAGAAAGGCAAGGTCTTTGCTAACAAGAAAGAATACGACAAGTGGTTTTTGGATTATCACGGTTGGGCGGGTAAAACGCTCGAAGAAATTCTTGACGAAGAACCCGGTCTGAAAAAGGCATACGATAAGGTCATTAAATATTTTGAGGACGGATTTTCAATTCTACATAAAGATATAGATAGTAGCGATGACGGTCTTGTAAACCTAATTAACACTATCGGAGAAGGTAGTGAGGATTTTGTAATCCTCAATGACGAGTGAGGTCAATATGAAAGTAAGAGCAGATTTTGTAACCAATTCAAGCAGTAGCAGTTTTGTTATTGCTTACAAGCCGACAAAGAGCAAATTACATAATCGCATTGTTCAGATGATTATTGAATCGGATAGTTATTGTGATACGAAAATAGCAAATGTTGTTACCGATAAGCAATCTCTCGATAAGCAGTTTATCGCATGGTACGGCAGTTCCGGAGATACTATCCACAATGTTCTTAAACGAGATGCGGAAATTCGAGAAGAATATAACCGTTGCCTTGACCACATTAACGAAGGCTATCGGATTATTTGCAAGAGCATTGGATATGGAGATTCAACCTTGCAAGATTTGATTAGACTTCTTTCCGAGGACAACAAGAATTTTATACCTATGGGAGACGAGGATGAAGATTAGAACGGATTTTGTGACGAATAGTTCAAGCAGTAGTTTTATTCTTGGCTTCACTTCTACGGATAAAATAGATGATGAACTCAAAGAGGGTTATCCCTCGTATGCTATGGCAACATTCGGCACGGTTATGCAGGATGTTGACTCCGCAGCACAGTTCGACAAGAACGAGGTTATCAATAGAATTCGTGAGAATTTGAAGTATCGTGCAAGGTGGAGTGTAGAGGACATCTATCAGAGAAGAACAAGATGTTCTTATAGTGAGGCTTCTGACTATATTCGTACACCTGAAGGCGAGAAAGAAGTCCAGGAATATGTTGAGCGGATTATCAAAGAAACACTCGATAAAATGGAAGGCAAGTCCGTTTTCGTTGAGGTATCTTATTCTGACAACGATGGAGATTATTTCAGCGAATTAGAGCATCATATTATGCCAAGACTTGCTTCAACTATGGTTATCTTTGACCACCACTAATAGAAAGAAGGTGGTATCATATTTAGTGTATATGAGTGCATTATAGAAATAGATGTCGGGGGTCATAAACAATCATTCTTAATGCAGTCTCCGAGAATAATGATAGAGCAGAAATTTCTATCTCTGGTTCAACAGGCTGCGAAAAATCCCAATCCTGTTTCTGTAAAACTAATGCGTAAAGTTCCTATATATGATAATTTCGATGGCAAGTGGATTGAGAGGGAGAATAGCATACTCTTTATGAATCTTGCTTATGAAAGAAATATGAGTACGAAACAATAACGGAGATTACATATGAAGTATAGGAAAGACTTTGTAACCAACAGTAGCAGTTCGAGTTACATATGTGAGATATGCGGAGCAGATGCTCACGGAATGGATTTGAGCATAAGGGATGCCGAGATGTGCGAATGTGTAAATGGGCATATCTTTTGTAATGACCATTCCCTCGAAAGACCGAGTAAGGAAGAAATGCTTAAAGATATTCTTGCAAGAGGATTGGACGATTACTCCGAAGAAGAACTTCGAGAAATGAGCGAAGATACTCTTTACAATGATGTGTTCACGGATGGTGGATGTTATGACGTTCCGGAAATGGTTTGTCCTATCTGCCAATTCATTGAGTATTCAGAGCAAGACCTTTCCGCATATCTGTTAAAAGAATATGGAGTTCCAAGAGATGAGGTATTCGCAGAGGTTAAAAAGGTAAACAAGAGACGAAGAAAATTATACGATAGCGAATATATCACATATGTTTGTCAAAAGCATAACCTAATTCCCGCCGAAATCGTAAATGGCTGGAAAGAGAAATTTGGAACTTACGAAAATTTTTCAAATTTTATAAAATAATTTTGAAAAACCTCTTGACAAACTAATAAAAGTGTGCTATAATAAAGACACTTCAAGAGAAAACCGACTAAACCAAGGTCGGTAAACTTCAAAGAGTTAAAAATAAGATAGAATAAATTCAAAAACAACTAATTGAGTAGTGAGTATAAAGCCTCACGCAATATGCCACAAGTACGAACCTCTCCATCGGAGACCGTACAACTCCGGAGAGGGTGGCAGCGATTAGAAGTCTGGTGTAGGTGGACAGCATACTCGCTGGGTAAGTCCGGCGGGTGGGGCAAGGTTCGAGTCCTGGCGGCTTCGACCAAGAAGAAAATCGCTTAAAAGTGTTGTGTGTGAAAAATGTGCGTAAACAAATTAAAAACGCTGGTCACAAGGATGGATTAAAAAAGACCGTGAGAACGTGGTTGCAAACACAAACCTCACCGCACATCCCATAGGTGCGAGTCCTATGGCTCAATTACATATGCGGATATAGTGTTCAACGGTTAGCACATCTGCCTTCCAAGCAGGGAGTGGGAGTTCGAGTCTCCTTATCCGCTCCATTATATTGCGGTGTTGCCAAGCGGTCAAGGCATTGGACTTTGACTCCATTATCCGTAGGTTCAAATCCTACCACCGCAGCCAAATAGGAGATTAGTTTAATGCAGAACAGTCGCCTCCAAAGCGAAAAGACGAGGGTTCAAGTCCTTCATCTCCTGCCAGCAGAAAGAGGTCAAAAAATGAATTGTGTTAAATGCGGAAAAGAAATTCCTCGTTATGCAACTATTGATGGTTTTGTCAGAAAACTTGTTCGTAGAAAACACTGTTTAGATTGTGTTCCGTTTGGTTCACATGGCGGTGGAAGAATGCCGTTAGACGATACATCTTACAAAAACTGTCTTAATTGTGGAAAGAAATTAACAAATAGACAAACAAAATATTGTAGTAATCAGTGTCAACACGATTATCATTATAAAGTTTATATTGATAATTGGAAAAATGGTATCAATTCTGGAACAAAAGGAGAGGCTTGGATTGATGTATCAGGGTTCATTAAAAGATATATCTTTGAAAAGTACAACTATAAATGTGCAAGGTGTGGTTGGGCAGAAATAAATCCTTTTACAAAAACATTGCCGTTAGAAATAGAGCATATTGATGGTGATGCAACAAATAACGAAGAATCAAATCTGGTTTTGCTGTGTCCGAATTGTCATAGTTTAACAAAAACATATCGTGGAGCAAATAAAGGGAATGGTGTTAGAGACATAAAATGGTTATCACGCAAAGGGAAAACAACCAACTCAAAATGAGCCGGTAGCGCAGTTGGCAGCGCATATGACTTTTAATCATAGGGTCGGGAGTTCGAGCCTCCCTCGGCTCACCAATGTCCGAAAGGACATAGTTTTTCATTGTTGTGTGGCTATCAATAATCATCCTTCTAAAAAATGAACTTGAAATTCAAATAGTAAATTTGATTATTGGATTACCACGATTTCCTTTTTAAGCGGCTATGCTGGAACATCCTTCTAAAATTCTTAAAGGGTAAGTATATAGTTCCAGCAATTCCCGCATAAACAAAAAATCAATTTATAAGGAGAAATAAAAATGAACGCAACTAACAAAATTTTACTTCGCAGAAAGCATCTCGTGGTTATCGAGCCTAACAATGCGGAGTACGAACAGAGCAAGACCGAAAACGCATTGGTCGTTTCCATGATGAAGAATGTACAGTCTCTTGGCTTTACTTTCTCCAAGGAACTTTTTGAGACCTTGATGCATTGTGGCAAAGATGAGTTGAAGAAATTCTATACTGAACTCATTCCTGAACTCAAAGCACTGGTCGGAGCAGATGTTACATATAGACCAATGTACCCCAACTTCCCGGAGCAAGTCGCAGAGGCTTCCGATGTTGAGTTGTTTATCAATGCCATTGTGCATTACTTTACTCTCGGTCAGTTAATGCCCGAATATGAGAAAAATGAGAGATTACCCCTCATTGATGTGGATAAAATGACAGTTTTATCCATCGGAAATAGCGAGGATTTAATGAAAATCCTTACCAATCTTGCCTCCAGCAAGACCTCTATTTCCCAGCAAGATAAAGAGGACATCATAACCATTATCAAAGCAACCCCCGATTATGCAAAGTACCTTCCCGACACCATTCCTCTCAAAGAGAATGTTGCCCTGATTGGTAAACTCATTATCGAGGAAGCACCTATCAAATCCGCAGCACCTATCAAGAAGTATTTCAAGACTGCAACCGATGTACTTCGTCTCGTAACCGCAATGTCCGATGGAGACATTAGCCTTGCGGCAAAGACCAAGTATAGAAGTCTCAAACGTTGTGAGAGAAGAATCATTCTTGACCTCTTGGCAAACTGCGGTAATATCACCGAGGACTTGTACCGTTATCAGTATGAGTGGATTCGTGTAGCCGAAATCCTTCATCCTTTCGAGTACAAGTATAAGAAGTACAACGGAGTAAACAAGGCATTCAATACTCTCCGTAACGAGAAGAAGCCTTTGATGTTCGGCGGTCAGGTTCAGGCGGCAATTCTTAAAAAGGATATGAGAACCGCTGCGACCTTGCTGAAGGAGCGTCCTGGCGAGTTTGCAAGACAACTTGACAAGGTTCTCCGTGATTCCGATAACGCAAATTATATCTTGAATTGTTTCAAGGATGTTGCAACTTCTATTTCCACTCCTGTGCTTTTGCAGGTAAGACAGCACTTTATCGGAAGAATGGCAGAGCAGAGAACTCCTGTCAGAGTATTCTTCCCCAAGGGCAACCTCGCAAGAGCAATGTCTATCAAGAACGAACTTCCCGCCATTGATGCAACCATTTGCAAGAATGTAGCGAGAATTTGCCGTGATGCTCTCATTGAGCAGTACAAGGAGAAAGACTTCCTCGGAAATGTTTTCGTTGACGAAGATTTCAAGCACTATCTTGTACCTTTCAGCCAGAGAAGCGCAAGCAAGGCAGTTAAGACGATTGTTCGTGGTAGCAAAGTTCCTGTAAAGGAAGATGCATCTGCGGTTCGTGCATTCATTTGGTGGACGAATATGGACGATTCCAAGAACGATGATTATTGGAACAATGGTCGTGTGGATATTGACCTTTCCGCAGCAATCTTTGACGAAAATTGGAATTACCTTGAACACGTTTCTTACACTCATCTTCGTTCCTCAAAGTACAAAGCATATCATTCCGGCGACATTACCAACGGTGGTAGCGTTAAGGGCAATGGTGTTGCAGAGTTCCTTGATGTCGATATTGAATCCGTAGGAAAGCGTGGAAGATATGTCGTATATCAGGTATATAACTACACCAGCCAGAAGTTCTGCGACCTTACCAACTGTCGTTTCGGTTGGATGGAGAGGGAAGATGTAAATAGCGGTGAAATCTTCGAGCCTACCACCGTAGCAATGAAGATGGATTTGACCGCAGAAAGCACCGTAGCAATCCCTGTTATCTTCGATTGTGTTGAGAGAAAGTTCATCTGGTGTGACCTCAACCTTGCTATGCCTTGCTCCAATAGAGGCGGTAATAACATTGAAAGCAACATTAGCGGTGTAATCGCAACTTGCTTTGCAATGGCTAATATGAACAAGGCAAACCTCTATGACCTTATCCTTCTTAACGCAAAAGCAAGAGGTAATATCGTAACCGATAGAAACGAGGCTGACATCATTTTCAGCAATGATACCACGAAACCTACCGAGACAGTAATCGAGGTAGACAACGAAAAGGGTATCGAAACTCCTGTAACCAAGGAGAAGGACGTTAAAATCGTTACCACCTTTGATACGGACTTCTTTATGGGAGAACTCCTTTAAGTTTGCAATGTGGCTGTGAATGCCCATCCTTCTAATGATAGGTTCAACTCCTATTGAAAACGTGGATTGTTTTTATAGGGCGTTCAATTTCCACTACAATATTTGCGGCTATCGTTGACCATCCTTCTTTGCCGTAAGGCTCTGGACTTTTAATCTTGATTGAGGTCAACAAATTCCCGCACTGACAAGTTATTCTGGCGGCTATTTAGTATCATCCTTCTATAATAGGGAACTATCTGTCGTAGGTTCGAGTCCTACCGCCTCGACAACCGAGGCGTAGCACAGTTGGTAGTGCAATAGTATTTGCGATACTAAAATTTCCGCTTAATAAAAAAATATAAAAATATTTTTGAAAAACCTCTTGACATAACTATTAAAGTGTGATATAATACTATCGTAGCAAGGCAAGAGGAACTTACCAAACTACTTTTCCGGCTCGTTGAGTTCATCCTTCTAACCTCGAAAGAGGAACAAACTGCTAATTTGATTACGAACTCTAAATTTCCGGATTTACTATATCGGCTATTTGGCTTCATCCTTCTACTTACATAATACCAAACCGCCATACGCAAGGTTCGAGTCCTTGCCATCATCTACAAGGTGGTGTAGCCAAGCGGTAAGGCAGCGGTCTTAAAGAACTTGAAGCCAAAATTTCCGAATCTATTAAAAATAAGATAGAATAACACGGTAAACAACAAGTAAAGAGGTAAAAGAAATGAAGAACACAACCGTAAGAACAAACTATGAGAAAGAATTCCTTGATAGGTTCAATACTCTTTGTAGGTCAAGAAACTCCTGGCAAGTTTGGTCTGATGTAATCACGACTATGGCGTGTGCATTGGCTAACTCGGTCAACAAAGAAAATTCCGATTTTCAGAAAAGGGAAGATGAATACAAAGAATGTATCGAAAGACTTGGAGGTGTTCAAGTACCGTCAGAAATGTTCGCACTTATGACTATGGCTCTTGACGAGAATCCTGAACAAGATTTTCTCGGTTCAATGTTTATGAAACTTGAACTCGGTAGCCATTGGAAAGGGCAGTTCTTCACACCTTATAACATTTGCAAGTTAATGGCGGAAATCAACTGCGAGGAACTTGCAACACAGATTGAAGAAAAAGGCTGGGTATCGGTCAACGATTGTGCTTGCGGAGCAGGTGCAACATTGATTGGCATGGCGAATGCAATGAGACTTCGCAATGTCAACTTCCAGAACCACGCCTTATTCGTTGCACAAGACATTGATAGAGTAGCCGCAATGATGTGTTTCATTCAATTATCGTTGCTTGGTTGTTCGGGATATGTTGTTGTTGCAGATACCTTGACGAACCCTTTGACTGGTTCGGCATTGCAGCCAACTCCTAATGAGAACCAAGAAATTTGGTACACTCCTATGTTTTATAGTGATGTGTGGACTTGGCGCAGGGTGTTTAATTCATTGAAGTAACCAAATCCAAAACCTTATTGAAAATCGTTTTTGCCATGTGTGGTGCGTAACCACGTCTCCTTTTCCTTTCAAATATTTGTCATAAACCTCCTCTAAATTATTGTGTGATTTTTTCGATTTTCAATTAAAACTCCGGTGCAAAGTTAGTCGGTAAAGGTCTTTGCACTATACATATGCCGGGATGGTGGAATTGGCAGACACCCAGGACTTAAAATCCTGTGGTAGCGATACCGTGCGAGTTCAAGTCTCGTTCCCGGCACCAGTATGAATAGATAGCATTGGTGGCAATGTGCCGAAGGCTGTATAGCCACAAGTTTCGGAGAAGTTGGTTCGACTCCAACTCTGTTCACCATATGGTAGGGTGGTAGAGTTTGGCTTATTGCACCAGTCTTGAAAACTGGCGGCGGGTTAAACCGTCCGTGGGTTCAAATCCCACCCCTACCGCCAAATTGAAGTGAGATATGAATAGAAATTTATCCAATATGAAATTCGGAAAATTGCTTGCCGTAGAAGCCACAGAGGAAAGAGATAAAAACGGTTGTGTTTTATGGAAGTGCATCTGTGATTGTGGGAATGAGGCATTAGTTCCTTCGAGAAATTTAAGAAATGGCAAAGCAAAATCTTGCGGTTGTTTACAAAAAGCGAAAGTAAGAGCAAGAAATATAGACACAGCACTTAATTTATTAAATCAGAAATTTGGTAAATTAACTGTGATAGAGAAAACGAATCAAAGAGTATATGACCATGTTGTTTGGAAATGTAGATGCGATTGCGGAAATGAATGTTATGTTGCTTCTCATTATTTAAGAAATGAAGAAACAAGTTCTTGTGGGTGCATTTGCTCCAAAGGAGAACAAAAAATATTAGACATTCTCCGAGATAATGGAATTAAATTTGAGCAGCAAAAGACTTTTGATGATTGTAGATTTCCAAAAACAAATATGTTGGCAAAGTTTGATTTTTATTTGCCGGACTATAATATTTTAATCGAATATGATGGAGAACAACATTTTAGATTCGATAAAAGCGGTTGGAACACAGAAGTTCGCTATATCCAAAGAAAAGAGAGGGATAAATTCAAGGACTTGTGGTGTGAAACCAAAGGTATTAAATTGATAAGAATTCCTTATACAAAATATCCAACGTTGGATTTAAGGGATTTATTATAAATTAAATTGATTGTCGTAGATGCGAAAATAGGTGGCGTACAAATTAAAGGCACATCGCAAAATCGTCATGAGCGAACTCCGTGGTCACTGCTCCTATTGCTGATGGTGACTTGCGACAACTGTATCATTCGAGAAGAAGAAAACTCTCTGTTGTCGGTGAAATGATATATCTGGCATCGGTGCTAAAACCTATTAGACGGTGATATGGCGTTACATCCTCTACCGATACGATAAATCGGGGAACACAAGATAGCGAGGAATTAGTATGTTTATGTGGGATTGGTGAAGAAATGCGGTTCATTGGTCTTTCAGCGGTAATTGTGTGCCGTGAGCGACCTGCATAGTGAGTGCGAGACGAATGAATTGGCGGTGATTAAGCGTTAGTCGGAATTGTATTCCCTCAAAGGAGTGGAAGATTTAGTGTCTGGATTTTTCCGGCGGTTAGTCAGACTTAATAGAGGAAACGCCGCTCTGCTAAATAGGTGTGGCTACGGAAACCAACTAACAGTGTTTAAGCGTAGAGTATGAGGTAGTGCGTTTCGACTAATGCAAGGTCATTAAAGATAAGGAGTGGCACAATGTTTAGAAATGTAGTAATTGGTAAGCCGATTGTTGATGTTGAATCATTGCTTGCCACAGATAAGAATGATTGGGAAACCAACGAAAAGAAAGATACTTTATTTACCGATACGAGATTTCTTCCTATGGTTCTGAAAGAGGCGGGAATTGTCTCATCGGCAAGTGAAGTTCGTAGAAATCGTCCTGACCTTGTGGTTAATCTTGATAACCTTGATTGCTTTTGGGTTAAATGGGGTAAAAAGAGACTTTACATTGTCGTAGGAGAATAAACAAAACGGTGGATTGGCGGAACTGGCAGACGCACCAGACTCAAAATCTGGCGGTAGCAATACCTTATGGGTTCGATTCCCATATCCACCACCAATATTGCGGGATGGAGAAGATGGTATCTCGTCTGCCTCATAAGCAGAAGGTCGTAGGTTCGAGTCCTACTCCCGCACCCAATCGAGATATAAGCCAATGGTAGACGGCTTGCTTTGGGAGCAAGAGGCTGTCGGTTCGAGTCCGGCTATCTCGACCATAATTAAAATGCTGGAGGAAAACAATGAAGTACGGTTCACTTGACATCAGAATGAAGAAGTATGAATACGTTACGAGAACCTATCTCGTAAGAAGAACGCCTGTCATTATTAGACTTGACGGTAAGGCGTTCCACACATTTACAAGAGGTTTCAAAAAGCCATTTGACGAAGTTCTCGTAAATGCAATGCAAAAGACTATGAAGTATCTTTGCGAGAATATTCAAGGTTGTGTTCTCGGATATACACAGTCCGATGAAATCACGCTCGTCCTTGTGGATTATAAGAAACTCGACAGTGCTGCATGGTTCGATTATAACATTCAGAAGTGCGTAAGTGTTGCGGCAAGTATGGCAACTCTCGCATTCAATAGAGCGTTCCAGGACGAAATCATTCGTTGCGATAACGAGTGGAGTTGTTCTCTCACTCCGCAGAGTGTAGAAATCCAAGAGGCTCAAAAGAAGTACATCGAGACCTTGGAAAAGGCGGCTCAAAGAGGCGCAATGTTTGATGCAAGAGTATTCAATATTCCAAAAGAAGAAGTTTGCAACTGTGTCTTGTGGAGACAGAATGATGCAACAAGAAACTCAATCGAAATGGTTGGTCAGGCACACTTCTCGCAGAGCCAGTTGCACAAGAAAACTTGCAATCAAATTCAGGATATGTTGATGCTTGAAAATGGTATCAACTGGAACAATGTACCGACACATCTCAAAAGAGGTAGTTGCTGCGTGAGAAAGGTTGATAATGAGACCGGGCGTAGCAAGTGGATTATTGATACTGAAATCCCTATCTTCAAGGGAGAGGGAAGAAAATACGTTGAGGATTTGATAAATGTCAACCAATGATGTTGGAATTGTTATTCAATCCATTGTTGCAATCATTGTCGCAATATTAGGCATAATTTGTACTTTTATTCAGATTAAAAAGTCCTTGACTAATGATATATACAAACAAAAATCCGAATTACAAGTCAATAATATGTCAGATGTTTGTAGAGAGATATTATATTTTCTTGATTCATTATCAAATAACAAAATGGATAATGATACTTTGAGTAACGAAATAAAAAATATTCGTGATTCAATTTTTTGTTACGGCTCGGAATTAGCAAACAAACTTTTTTCTTCTATATGTGAAATTCAATATAGTGGAAAGCGTGACAAAAACACCCTCGCATATACTATGGCTCTGTACTTATTGCTTGTATCACAAATAAGATACGATGTAACAGGAGAGGCTATTTCTCCCGAATATTGGTATAGGGCAAGCATTAAAGATTATTATAAAAATCAAAGCATATACCAAGATGCAAACAATAAAATCGTTAATCAATATTTGTTAAATAAAAAATTTATAATTCAATAATGATTGTCTGAAAGGGAGTAACAAAATAAATAAGATTGCAAAAGCACTCCTATGAAATGCAAATTTGATAGTAGGGAGTGGCAACGCTCCCTATTTTTAATATCTGGAGGAACAATGAAAATTGCTTTAACTGGTCATAGACCACAAAGATTATTTGGCAACAACTTAAAGAATTCAAGGTGGCAAGCGGTTGCTGATTGGATTAAAAAGACGTTGCTTGAACAGAAATGCACAGAAGCATTTTCCGGAATGGCAAAAGGTAGTGATTTACTCTATGCTCTTGCCGTTAAAGAACTGAATGAATCGTGGCACAAGATTAAACTAACTCTTGTATTCCCTTGTGAAAACTACGGAAGTAACTCTCCCGACAAGCGTTATCTTGGTTGGAGAGAAGAAGTAATAAATGCCGCCACCGAAAAGATTTATATACACAAAGAATACACAAAGACAGCCGACAATGATAGAGATAAGTATATGGTTGACAACTGTGATATTCTTATTGCCATTTTTGACGGTATCGAGGTTGGCGGAGTATATGAGACAATCAAGTATGCCGAGTCTGTCGGCAAGAAAATCATATATTGCCCTCGTGAACTGTTAGAGAAATAAGGAGAGAAAATGGTTTACATAACAGGAGACACACACGCTGTATTTACGAGATTCGGAACAAAAGTTTTTCCGGAACAAAAGGAAATGACGAGAGATGATTTCGTTATTATCTGCGGAGACTTTGGCGGGATTTGGTATGACAACGCATACGAGCAGTATTGGCTAAAATGGTTAAGCGAGAAGCCATTCACCATTCTTTATGTGGATGGAAACCACGAGAACTTTGATAGATTGTATAGCGATGAATTTGAGGTCATTGATTTTCACGGCGGCAAGGCTCACAAAATCAGAGACAACATTTATCACCTTATGAGAGGATATGTATTTGACCTTTGCGGAAAGAAGTTCTTCTCATTCGGGGGTGCGAGTAGTCACGACATTCAAGATGGCATTCTTGAACCCTCTGATTATCTCTCTATGAGTGATTGCTTAAAGGATTATAACAAGAAAACCAAGAGAGGAAAGATATGTCGTATCAATCATCTTTCTTGGTGGAAAGAAGAACTTCCGAGCCAAGAGGAAATGGACTTCGGAGAGGAAACGCTGAAGGCACATAACTACGAGGTTGATTATGTAATCTCTCATAGTTTGCCACAGGAGGTCTGTTCTATCTGTGGCTATCGAAATCCCGACACTATTACAATGTATTTTAATAAACTCTTGCAGCATGGTTTGAAATTTAGAGAGTGGTGGTCAGGACACTATCACCAAGAAAGAAGAATTATGTGCAAGTTTAATATTATCTATGAACAGATTGTGAGGATTGTTTAAGATGAAAGTATTTTACCACATTGACAACGATGGCAAATGTGCGGCATTTTGGGTTCGTGCATTAGCCAACAAAAAAGACGATTATCCTTTGGAGTTTTACCGAATTAACTATGATGTAGAATTCCCGCTCAACATTATTCAGCCTAACGAGCAAGTCTATATTGTTGATTACTCGATTATGCCGGAGCAAATGGATAAACTTCTTGCAATTACCGAGAATGTTACTTGGATTGACCATCACAAGTCGGCAATCGAAAGATATGCGGATTATGATAAGGAAATCAGAGGATTGCGTTATGACGGTATTGCGGGTTGTATGCTTACATATTGCTATCTTACCCATATGACAGACGGTGGAGAGGGAGAAATTAAACCTTTCAAAGAGTCTATGACGGAAGATGCGCCGACATTCACCAAGTTAATTGCCGATTATGATGTATGGACTTTTAAGTACGGAGAAAAGACGAGAGCATTTACACTCGGATTTGAGTTGTACGACAACGAGCCTACACACGAAATTTGGTATAACTTCCTTGCCGATATTGGTGACGGACTTCTGAAGGACATTATCAGTCAGGGCAAAACCATTATCTCATATCGAGCAAAGTTCGCTGCGGAGTATTGTGAGGAAAAGGGATTTGAAACCGAACTTGACGGACATTCCGCTTTTGCGTTGAACCTTGCGAAAGTAGATAGTCACGACTTTGATTCTATTGATACGAGCAAATATGATATGCTCATTGGTTTCTCGTTTAACGGCAAAGAGTGGACTTACTCTCTGCGCTCTACTACTGTGGATTGTGCCAAGGTTGCTATGAAGTATGGCGGTGGCGGTCACAAGGGTGCATCCGGGTTCTCCACAAAAGAATTGCTTTTGAAGCAAAAGGATTGACCGAAATGAGCAGAGAAGAATTTATAAAGGAAACCAAAAAGAAACTATGCGACAAGTTTGATTATCTACTTGCAGAAGCCGATGCCGAGTACATTTCAAATTTTCTTTGGAATGAAGGCTATCGTATGGAAGAAAAGTGGATAAGTACAACCGAAATGTTGCCGGAAGAAGATAAATCGCTTCCTTGTTTCAAGTTTGGAGACATTAGAATTATTACGGTTCTTGCCGTTTGCAATAAGTTGGTAAGACATAAAAACAGAATTTTCGATGGAGAGAATTGGATTTGGTCACAGGAGTCAAATTACTACGAGGAAGTTACTCATTGGATGCCATTCCCGAAATCACCAATCAAAGAGGAAGAAAGGAAATAAAAAGATATGGATTCTGAAAAGTTTATTGAATTGGTCAAAAAGACCGTTGTAGAGTATGTCAATGAAAATCTTGACATTACCGATGGCAAGAAGATTACGGTTGACGATGTTTATATCGTTTGGATGAGCAAAGTGTTGCAGAACAATAAGGCTCTCGCAAGCACGACCTTACTTGACGGTATGTATTACGAATTGACCTACAACGGCGATAAGCAGGAACTCTACGTTGATGCTTACAAGAAGTGGAAGAATTTCTGCGTTAAACTTGGAGAGTAAGAATGAAGATATATTTTGAAGATGGAATCTTGCGTAGCGCAAGACAGTTACCATTCCCCTATCCTCATGTCATAGAGGCTTCAAGAGGGATAACCAATAACAAGATGATGCTTGATTGGCTCAAAGAATCACATAACGATGCTATCGTTTACACGAACTCTCTTGTCGCAATAAGTACGCAGTATTGCTGGAACGAAAGATTGCAAGTACCGGAGTTTTATGTAAGGGCGGGAGAACATCTTGTATTCACTCGTGTTGATGAATTGACACTTGGAGACTTTGATAATATGAAAAATATTTTGAAGGTATATATTCAAGAGCAATTTGGAGACCTTTTAATAGGTGAATAAAACAAGGATTTTATCATCAAAAATAGGGGATTTTACGAAGAAATGAGACTAAATACTATACGATTAAGAAAACTTATAGGTTATGCCGGAATCCTATTACCTTGGATTGTAGTCTTGCTCATAGGCTATTTTCCATCGTCAATCTCGGCAACCTATTACACTAACGCTTGTGTTCCGTTTATGATTATCCTCGGAATTGCAAGTGGATTCCTCGTGTCATACAAAGGATATGAGTTGATAGATGATGTCCTTTTGACGTGTGCCGGAATTGCGGGATTGTGCATTTGCCTGTTCCCTTGTGCAGTAGCGGGTATTACTGGCGAGGTCGGAACATTTATGATTGACTCGAAAACGAGCGACATTATACATATGATAAGTGCGGTTGTATTCTTCGCACTACTCGCATATAACTCTCTGTTCTTGTTTACAAAGGGTTCGGGAGAGCCAACAGAGAACAAGAAGAAACGAAATATCATTTACAGAGTTTGCGGTATTGGAATGGTGGCTTCATTCTTAATTCTACTATTACCGCATTTCCGTATTCAGATTTGGCTTATGGAGATGTTTGCACTGACTTTCTTCGGAGTTAGTTTCTTGACAAAGGCAAACACTTACACTTGGCTTTTCTGTGATGCTAAAAAATAAGGAGAACGACTATGTACAATAAGAAGTATCAACTTGTAGATATTGATTCAAAGAAGAAGGGCAGACAACTTCACGAGGAAGCATTGAACCGAATTTGCTATCCCGCTTATTTCGTTCCTGGCGAAAGAGGTTTCTTCGTATGCTGCTTTGCATACGGAACTCACACCGTAAAGACTTCGCTCGTCAATAATGTGGAATATGACGATAACAAAATTGTTGTAACCACAGAAAACACAAGATACACATTCGTTGAGGCTTAACAATGGAAGAAGATAACATTGTTTTGGCAAAAGATATAGAGGACTGTGATAGTTGCCCATTGAAAGACCACGACTGTCCTGGAGGTTGGACTTCTGGCGGAAGTGGGCAACTAGGCACACGTGCGACAATCACACTCCGCACGAAAAGTGTTTGACCTGTAAAAAGTATCAAAGACCATATTGCAACAACAATTATGTTGATTGTGAATATGAACCTATCGAGGCAAAGCAAAATGACGGAATACTTAAAAAGAGATGATGTATTAAGTAAAGCAGATATTCTTACGGTACACACGAGAGAATACGGAAGCATCGAAGTAGTGCCGGTTGAATATATCGCTGATTTGCCAATCGCAGATGTAGTAAAGGTTAAGTGCGGTGAGTGGAAAGAGCAACAGTTTGTTGGAAGAACTGGGTTCTTCTCAATTAAAGACTTTACTTGTAATGAATGCGGAGAAAATTTTGAAGTAGGACAAGGGAAAGGACTTATGCACTTCTGTCCTAATTGCGGTGCTAAAAACAAGAAGGAGAGGATAACAAAATGATAGTTCAAGTATCACATATATCCTCTGTCAATCAAAATGAATTTGTCAATATGATTACAGAGGCGGTTGAAAAAATGCAAAATGAGAAAAAATTGAAAGTAGAAGTTCAGTATCAAGCCTCTACAATTACTGATGAAACAACATATATTGTATATTCTGCAATACTCATCGGGAGAGAATCAAAATGACAAAGAAACTAACAGAGAGTGAAACCCTTGCCGTTTTGGAATATGTAGAAGTTAATGGATTTGGAGCGTGTGCGGAATGTCCGGCATTCCCTTGTGGCAATCATTGTTACAGAACAATAACCACAAATGCAATAAACCATATGAGAGCCATTCGTGGTGAAACGATGTGTATAACTTCGAGAACGGCAGAAGAAAGAATTCAGAAACTTATTACTCAATTTAATTTCGAGAAAGATGTTATGCTTGAAGAAATGACACGTTTAGCGAATGAGAATTTTGAGTTGAAAAGATTCATTGAAAGACACGGAGAGGGAATTCAAAATGATACCCAATAATAGACCTTTAAGAATTGCACGTGCCGCAATTCGATTCCACAAAATTAACGAGCCTGATAATTGGCAGATTATGTACGGTTTCAATCACGCAGAGGTATTCCGTCAAATGAAAGACCTCGGTATCGTATATGATAAGAAAGATTATCAGACTGGATTTATTACAAATGAAAAGCCTATGCACTTTGTAGACCGTCAAGAAGGTGCAAAAATTGCACTTGCTGCGGGTCAAATCAAAGAACCCAAAGACACTCTCTATTCGGAGGACTTATGGTGAAAATATATACGACATACTTCTCAAATGTAAGAAACTTGTCTGCAAACATAGTGCCAATTTCTATTTCCGGCAAAGCACCAATAGGGTGGAAAGGTTTACAGTATAAGAAATTAGCACCCAAATATTCGTTCTTCTCTATATGGAAAGAAACACAAGATAATGATTATTATATTGAACACTATAATTCAGAAGTTCTTGAAAAATTAAGTGTTGATAATGTCGTAAATGAGTTAATAACTCTCGCTGAATGTAGCGATACAATAGCACTTGTGTGTTATGAAAGTCCAGAAAAGTTTTGCCATCGTCATTTGGTTGCCAAGTGGTTATCACAAAA